CTGAAAGTATATAGGCTGTAGCTCCTATAATTAAAAATGGAATACACAGTATCAACGATACGTTTGTTATTGTTCCTCTAATGAACTGCTGCATAATTCTTTCCTATATGTGAACTACCATTCATGCACATGATACCAAATTCCTTTGGTGCCTCTGTGAATGCTTCTATAGCGTACTCTGCTACTTCCTCTGCATACTCATCCTTAACTATTACAGCTACCTCATCATGGTAGTGCAGAGCAAAGTAATGATGTATCTTTTTCTCAGTTAACTTCTTCTTTAAATATACTGCTGCTGCCTTACAAGTAACACCTTCCAGTGTTTGAAGTAAGTAGTTAAGTACTTGGTGCTCAGATGATACAAAGATAATCCTACCATCTATACCCCTGATAAATGCTTTATCTTTACCAAACATTTCTGAAGTGCTATTAAACTCTGCGCTTAATTTATCCTTCAGTTGTTTCATTCCCGGTATTGAGTCTTGAAATTTATCTAATGCTTGCTTACCTAACTTAGCATCTGTTTTACCACTAAGTATCAGACCTAGTTTTCCCGGTCCACCTCCGAATAGAAATGCGTATAGGAATGGCTTAGCTAGTTTACGGCTAACACCTAGTGCATCTGCATTACGCTGATGTACATCCCCATTAATGACTTCATTGGTGAATTCATTATTCCTTAGGTAATGACATAGCCCACGCATCTGGTTACCTGCTGAATCAGCTCCTACTATTGAGGTTCCTTCTTCACAGGTAAGGAGGGATCGCATTTCTTTTCCATAAACGGAATCCACTGACGGAAGGTTTGCCACGACTTCGTGACGACACCTGAAAGTTGGCGTACCAATAGTCCACATCCTTCCATGAAGTCTGTTGCTCCTCTGTGATTCATTTATCCACCCTTCTAGTATACCCTTGCGGGATCTGATTGTATAGTAGTCACTTATCATCATGGCTTCCGGGCCTAGTAATTTAAGTGATGATTCAGTAAGCTTAGGAGACTTGTTGACGAATTTATTATTAATCTTTTCAACGTTCCATTCATCAGGTACCCAACCAATACTGTATAGATAGTCCTTTACGACTTCAATTGAACCAACTTTACCTTGTTCGAATGAGATTCGAGCATACTCACCTTGGATTGGTCTTTCTTCTCTACCACTTTCCTGTGTATATCCGAAGTGTTTAACAGTAGCAACGGTATAGCAACCGTCTTTACGCCATGCTGGTGTTTTAGTTTCATTTATACCATCCACTTTAATACATCTCATACCGATCTTAGGCTCTAATACATGCTCAATATCAGTTAGCTTACCATTGATTTCTTCTAGTAGCTTTACTGCATTGTTCATATCAAAGAGCCAGCCATTTCTACGAATACCTACCTCCAGTTTAGCAAATTCCATTTCAACATTCATACCTTTAGCGAACATAGGGTATTTAGTTATAATCTTATTTGCATCTGCAGCCAGTTTCTTATATACCTTTACATTTAGTTCTACGTCTCGTATACAATACTTTAGCATGTCTTTGCTATAAGAATCAAACTCTGAGAACTCTAGTTTAGGGAATCCTAAGTTAGAACCCCAGCCTTCAAGCCCATGCTTGTGATCGCGCTTGTATTGTACTAGCTGAGATAATATCCAAGTATCTATTACTTTAACGTTGTCAGGTAATGTCCACCCTTTAATGTGCTGTATTACTGGTAAGTCATATCCTATAATGTTATGTCCGAATATAATATCTGCTGTGCAAATATAATCTAGCCCTTCTTTTAGAGAAGGTAGATCACTATCGTAGTCAGAGAAAGATTTTGTTTCTCCAGTATCTGCATTGATAGTAACCATGCACCAGATTTTGTCTACATCAGGCAGGAATCCATTTGTCTCTATGTCTACACATAGACGGGTCTTGGTCATTTAATAATATATCCATAGAATGTTGAGTATGGTGCTTCAAGTGCTCTTGCCTCCATTTCTTCTGAATCAAAGAAGTATGCTTCTTGTGGGTTATATTTATCAATATGCATACCACGAACTTTAAATCCTTTTCTTCCAGTTAAATGCTGACAGGCATGAACCATTTCATGGCACAGTATATTTACAAACTGTTCCATTACATATGGGTTAGCTTCAAAGTTACTTAAGAATGGGTCTCTTACTTGTATTAAGATCTTTTTATTATCCTCAGAGAAGGTTGTTAGCCCCTGCGATTCAGATCCTTCATCATACTCTATTATACAAATGTTTATCTTTACTTCATCATCAGTTACTTCTACTGAAAACCTTTGTGAGTAATCATTTAGTATATCAAAGAATATTTTCTTTATTTCTTTTTCACATTCAGGTAGACATGCTACTTGTACCTTAAGATTATTAAACTTTTTCATTAGAGATCACTTTAATATTAGGTGATCCTAGTTGTTGTAGTTCATTTCCCATATTCATTATCATATCATGAGCCATAGTTATTTGTTCCAATAATGCATATACTTTGTTTATTAGTATCCAGTTATAAATACCAAGCCCTAATAAGGCTATTGATAGTATACATATACCATTCATAGTAACCCTGATTTAGCTAGCCATTCTGGATTAGCTAGCATAGTTGTTGAGTATGGCCTATTTATAGCGACATTCATCAATGTCAGGAATGATATTCCTTTAGTACATTTATAAGTGTCTCGGTATACTACTCTAGTTATACCTGATTGGCTTATTAGCTTTGCACAGTTAAGGCATGGGCTAAGAGTAGAATATAAAGTTGCTCCTTCAGTAGATTGTGTAGATCGTGCTACCTTTGCTATAGCTTGTGACTCAGCATGGAACACACTATCTTTTGTTTCTCCTGTATTATCTTGTGTTTCATTATCCCATCCTTTAGGTGTACCATTGTAGGAGAACGATATGATGTTACCATCTTTTACAATGATAGATCCTACCTTACGGTCATCAGCGTAACTCTGCTGTGCTGTTAGGTTGGCTACATTTAGGTAGAATTCGTCCCAATCTGATTCTGTTTTCATATTCGTTGTGCTCAATTGAAATAAAATCTAGTAGAGTCATGTAATAATTTTCTTCTTCACCCTCTTTAGGTTTTGTAATTTCTAAGGTTATAGTTATTAATCCTTTATCAGGTTTGTAATTCACAATCATTTTGTTCCTTAAAGTATGCAGACCATTTATCAAATGTTTTAGTCTTTAAGCTGCAAGCTTCAGCTATGACGTCTCTGTTTAGCTCCCATTTAAGGTATAGCATACTCATCATAGCACACAGTTGGCCTAATTCTTCTTCTAAATGTTGTTTATTAGAAATTCCATTATTAAGGTTATCAAACCCGAATCGGAATATCTTAGAGATAGCTTGTATAACTTCGCTACATTCCTCTTGAACAATCACTGGGATTAAGTCTTCTTTGTTCATGCATAGTTCCTATTAGGTACCGGCTGCGGTACGAAGATTGTTACTCATGTTGTAGTAGTGCTGAGAACGAGTAGCTTTTAGTTGTAGCAAGAAGATTGTTTCAAGTTCAATCATTTCTTCTTCATTACCATAGGCTAGTATTGTTCTTACAAACCTAGATGGACATTCTTCGTACTCTTTTAGCATTGTCTCAGAGCTACAAATGTACCCATCATCAGGTTTACCCCTATGTTTACCTATGTACTTTCTGTCTGTGTCTTTGTTGACCCACATGTATACGAAAGCATCTCCTTCAGCACTGTATGCTTCTGTTTCAGATGGAACTTCTACATGGTATTCTCCTTTGATGTGATCTTGCCATATTTCCTTTACATAGGCGAGCATGGGCTTACCTTTAGGTGCTCTCCATAGTACTATAAATGAGGGAGTACTTTCGTTGGCACATATGTATTCATAGACCCATTTGTTATGTAATCCATTATACTCTATGTTACCTACTTCTACCTTCATCATTTGTTTATCTGTGGCTGATTTATAAGTTTCAATCATATCTACTGTGCATTCATAGATATCAAAGTATTTATCACTTCCAGCTACAAATCTTTTTACTGTTTTTATTAGCTTCATGCTGCTAATTGGTACAGTCCTATATTGCCAAGAGCGTATCCCATATAGGTTATCATCATTGGTGTACTTCCTTTTATGTATTGGTCGTATGCTACGTATGTGTAGATTAAACCAACTATTGCTACTAGAATTTTACTCAATCTAATGTCCCTCCTTTTCTTACATACAGTTCCATGTCTAGCTTATAATATAGCCCTTGTAGTCTTTTTATATCTTCGCATAGTACTCTTATTACTCTACCTTTTTCTGAGTCATCACCCCATTCTGCTATGTAGAGTGCTTCAGGTATTGTTAATGTTACTTTAGGTGTGGAATGTATCGTTAATGTTACCTTAGGTGTATAACCCTCGATTTCACGAACTATCTGTCGTTTACGCCATCCTTGGGCTTTCGTTATTTCCTCGAATGCTTCATCTTCTTCGCTTTTCATTGGAATATCACCGGTTGGTCTTCTAGCTCTACTTCAGGTATCATTCGCAGTAAGTCGAGAATATGTTCAGCTGTGAATTCGTTGTATCCCCTATAAACATTAGTGTTATCCGCGAATATTTCAACCCATTCAGGGCTGTAATGTACGGTTATCTTCGTCATATAACTTTACCTGTGGATTTGTATTGGATTAGTGCATCAAGATACCAGTCTGCCTTCCTTAGTTCTTGTAGTTCATCATCTTTATTGCCGCATCGCATGAGGTATTTGTAGACTTGTCCGAATAGATGCGCTTCTACGCCTGTTTTACCAGCGAGCATGTCTACCATTAGTTCCATGTATTGTTTACCTGCCGCCACGTTTTTGTAGTGTGGTGGATTGATAGCATCTTCTTTGTTCATATCATCTATCTGCTTGTTGTATTCTTTATTACGCCTGTTTAGGTATTGTAGGTCGTAGAAGTCGTCTGTAAACTTATTGTTATCATCAGACATGGATTTTACCTTTCTTGAATAATGATAGTATAATACAAAGAGAACCAAAGGCTAGTAGGATAGTCCATAGTATTTTCATAATTGGTAGTCTGATGCTATAGCTTCCACTGCTGATTTTACATCAGAGAACCATTCGGTCACTAGCTGTTCAAAGAATGGGTGTTTTACTGATGGATCTTCTTTGAATGCTACTACTGGTTTTTTCAGTATATAGTTGGCGTAGAACACTTCCATAGCTGTGCCGTGTTTGGCTAGTTTTGGATTGTTTAGGTTTACCAGTACTATATCTGCTGATTGTATATCTCGGATATCTAAGTCGAATATCTTTTTGAATTCACTTTGTTTGAATGAATGTACTCTCCTTGTTGGGTCTAGCACTTTGAATCCGTAGAAGGTTAGCCATGCGCTGGCTTGTACTCTCCAGCTTTTTGATTCCTCTACTGACACGTTTTCCATACTACCTGCGAGATATATTTTAAGCATTTAGAGTATTACCATTTGTTTAGCTGTGTACCATAAACCGCCTTGGCTTGGTGGTCGTTTATGCTCTGTGTATTCCGTTATCATAACTTTACGCCATACTCTTCCTTTCTTAGATAGATGTGGTGCAGATTGCTTAGAGCATACATGCCATCCGGGTCTCAGGGCGAACCCTTTTGTGGCATGTACTTCTGCTTCGTATACTATACCGTGGTATAGCTTTTGTTTACGGTTGATAAACAGAGGCCCGAGAGAGCCATCTTTACGTAACCTGAATAGTTTATATCCGATCATACTAGTGCTAATGCTTTATTCCAAGCTTTTTGCTTTAGTTGTGCTCCTGTACCAAACATACTACTGTCTAGCTGGGAATCTACTGTACGCCCCCTTACATGATCTACTGTGTAGGTTACTGCATTGAACAGCCCCCATACAGTATTTTCTGCTCCTTTACCTTGCTTGTAGCTATCAAAGATTGTTTGGAATAACCTTGATGTTGATGCGTAGGTATTGATTTGATCTGTATCTAGGTCATTTTTACCACTTAGCATTTCAGCGAACCACTTTCGCGCCATTGGGTCTGTTACTTTTGAATCATGCATTGTTCCAGCGAAGTATCCGAACTGTTCGAATTCATCGTTTAACAATCCGAGATCCATCTTTACGTCATTTGCATTGAACGCCTTTGAATGACTTACTTTAATAGCTGATTCTCCATTGTTGATACTGGCATGGAAGGTATTGGAGCATACAACTCGCATTGTAGTATGCTTTGCTGTGGTAGCCATAGATGCATCAGCGGATGAGGCTAGTAGGATATATTGCTTTATGATGTCTTTTCCTTTACCTACATTTAGCTCAGTACCTGTTCTTGCTAATGCCCAGAACTTTACTCCTCCACGGATACATCCTGCTGTATCCATTTCCAGACCATATTTATCGCATAGGTCTCGGAAGAAGTTTAGTACTTGAAATGGCTGTACTATGTGGTAGTCAGTTGACACTACTGATAGTGCTTTGTTTGTATCAGTACGGAACAGTACTTTACGATCATCCATAGAGGCTTGATCACCGTCTACGTCATATAGTACTTTACTACCTTTGATTTCGAATCCCATTCCAGAGCGATCTAGCCATGTTTCGAATGGGGCATCTGTTGGTACTACATTTTCCAGACCATGCCAGCTAGAAGCAGTATTAACTGCCCTGCACATGCTGTATGTACCATCTTCCATTAGATATAGTTCGTGTGCCATTATTTATTCCTGATTAAGTTTAACAACTGGAGTCCAAGCCGCGAGATAGAAGATTTCACCATCTGGTGCTGAATTTCTACTGTAGGCACCGTCAAGGTTGAGATGTCGGTAGGTTTCGTCAAGTAGTACAGGCTCCAAGGCGTCAACTGGTACTTGTATTTCTTCATTGGTACTCCAATCTACTTTGAAATAATCACCACGCTTAAGTTCATATAGCTTCATTTTGGTATGGCCTGTATATGTATAAAGAACATTGTTTTGCAGTGCAGTTTGTTATATCTTCTCGTATACCTCCTACGCAATCGTTACAGAATTTCCTGATAGCATCTTGTGGACTGATTCTTTTTTGTTCTTTCTTGATACGTTGTTCTTCTATCCATGCAGCTAAGAACTTACCTCCTTTGGATTCAGCTGTTTTCTTTTCTTTACGCCATTTCTCCAGAGCTAGTGATCCTTTTACCATCACTTCCGGGTTCATTGATCTTTTTACAATTGAGACGATCTGCATAGTCTTGAGCCTCTTTTACAGTTAAGTATAGTACGCTTTCATTTGGGTTTCTTTCACCTCCATGCACTCCATAATACATTCTGTCATATCCATGCTTAGTGAATATTTTGTATATTTGATTTTCGTTAGGTGTTCTCATTGTAGCACTTGTAGTAGTAGGTTTATTGATTGCATGATCATCATTTGTCTTTGAGGATCTAGGTCTTTCCATTCAGGTGTTGGATTAGGCCATTTAGCTCTTATAGCGTTCCAATATCTTTCTACGTCACTCATGTGTGTGCATATCCATCTTTTTCTATTCCTATCCACATGTTACTGCAGTTAACCATTATGTAGTCATTACAATAGTGGATAGTTTTACGAAACTTTTTGTATGATGTACTTTCTTGGGCATGTCTTTTGTAGACATTCCATAGGGTTTTCCTTTGTGCTTTAGTTAGAGTCATTTTGAGGTATGTATAGTGTGTTTAATGTTTCAAAACTACCATCAGGGAATTTTTGTTGTACTCTACTTGTTTGTAGTAGCTGGTTAACACCTCCTTCATTGATTGTTACGTAGGCGACTTGGTCGTTATCATAGTAGCTAACAAATTTAGGAGTGTCTGTAAAGTATCTTGTTGGTTTAGGCATTGTGCTAATTCCTTTTGTAGTCTAATATGGAAGCTGTCTTCACTGTCCTGCATAATCAATGGAATAGAGAGTATGTGCTTGGCTATGGTTA